ACGATAATACATAGTTATGAAGAAGCTAAAGGTCACACTAAGCAAGAATTTATGAATTACATGATAGCGAACCGTCTAAAGAACCTACTTGAGGTAATTGACGAATTTTAAGGATGAACAATGAGTGCTGAAAAATTATATTCTGAAATATTAGAAGAATATCAAACACTAACCGACAAAAAAGACCAAATTGCTTTATTAAGAAAACACGACCACAAAAGGTTTCGTGATTTTCTACAATTAGCTTTTGATAAAAATATCAAATTTGATGTTGAGATTCCTGAATATAGACCAGCTATTGAACCTGCCGGTTTAAACTTCACCTATTTGGACCTTGAAATGAGTAAGATGTATCGTTTTGTTGTAGGACATCCAAATAGACCTACAGAATTAACACCAGAAAAACAACAGAAATTATTACTTGTTGTTTTGGAATCACTTCACAAAGATGAAGCTGCATTACTGGTAAATCTATTGAAGAAAGATTTGGGCGTACCATCGCTCACAAAGAAACTCGTTTCAGAAGCATTTCCTAATTTAGATTTAGGTTAATATGAAAGTAGCTGTTGTTATCCCAACAATTGGTGCTCAACATTTAGAACAATGTATTGATAGTGTATTAAATCAAACACACAAAGATACGGTTATCTATTTGTTTAAAGATGGATTGGATGTTAAGATACCATCTTTCGTAAATAACATACCAAACATTAAGCAAATACACCTAGATGAAAATGTAGGTAAAGGTTGGTATGGCCATCGTGTTTATGCAGCTTGTTCCTTTTTAGTTAATGCTGATATTATATGTTATCTTGATGAAGATAATTTTTATGAGCCAGAACATGTTCAAAATCTAGTAGAGACCATTTCAAAGGGAAATAGTTGGGCATATTCATTAAGAAATATTGTGGATAAGAATGGTGAATTTAATTGTACCGATGATTGTGAATCTCTTGGTAAATGGCCTGTATATTTTAACAACGAAATATTTCATATTGACACTTCATGCTTTGCTGTTCGCCGTGATGTTGCTGTTCAAATTGGACACGCATGGTATGGCCAATGGGGTGCTGACCGCCAATTTTTTGGTGCGATAAAGAAACATTACCCTAAATTTGATTGCACAAATGCTTATACAGTAAATTATAGGCTTGATGGTAATGAAAATTCAGTCACAAAAGATTTCTTTGAACAAGGTAACAAAGAAACTCGCGCTAAATATGGTGATAAGTATCCTTGGTTAGATAAAAAAGAATTGATGCAAGTAGCTCCCGGTGTTTCAATTATTATGAAAGAAGCTTAGATGAAAACAGTTTTAATTACAGGTGCGGCTGGATATCTTGGTTCACATTTAGCAAAAACATTCAAACAGGCTGGGTGGAAAGTTGTTGGATTTGGCCATAAACGCCACACCATGAATCAGTATATTGATGTTATGCACTATGGTGATATTCGTGACCGTGAGTTATTAGAATCATTATTTCAACATATCAAATTTGATTTGGTTGTTCACACAGCCGCAAGAATTGAAGCTGGCATTTCAGTTAATGAACCTACAGAATTTTATGATGTAAATGTTGGTGGTACAACAAACTTATTAAATGTAATGACACACCACGATGTTAAACACATTATATTTTGTTCAACAGCTGCCGTATATAAAACACAGGATAGACCAATTACTGAAGATGATGAGATTGCAAACAATTCACCTTATGGGTTTAGTAAATACTTAGCTGAAGAAGCGGTTAAAGCTTCAAAACTTAATTATGTTATTTTCCGATTCTTTAATTTGACAGGTGCGGATCCAGAAGGTGAATTTGGAGAAGCTCATGAACCAGAAACACATTTGATTCCAAAATTAATTTTAGATATGGATAATATTGAGGTTAATGGAACAGATTATGCTACAAAAGATGGCACCTGTGTGCGTGATTATGTTCACGTTACTGATATTGCTGAGGCTCACCTCAATGCGGTTGAATATTTGGCCAAAGGCGGTAAATCAGATACATTTAATCTAGGAACCGGACAAGGGCATACCATTTTAGAAATTATTAAAGAACTTGAATTGGTTGCGAATAGAAAAATTAAATATAAATCAAATCCTAGGCGAGAAGGTGATGCTACAAGTTTAATTGCAGATACCAAAAAAGCTACTATTGTTTTAAAATATACACCGAAGTATGATATAACCTCAATTCTAAACACAGCATATGAATGGCACAACCATGGTTAAAAGAGTAAATCCAATTAATATTGAAGAAAAGATAGATTCTGGACTATTACAGAATAGCACAAACTTTTTGGTCGGTGAGATTGATTATGAATCTACCAAAAAAATTATTAAATGGATTGTTTATGAAAATACTCTTAGCACAAAAACACCATTAACACTTTATGTCAATTCACACGGCGGTTCTCTATTAGATGCTTTTGCCTTAATTGAAATAATGAAGAAATCAAAACGAAAGATACGAACTATTGGTATTGGTTCGGTCATGTCGGCTGGTTTTTTAATTTTTGTTTCTGGTAGCAAAGGTGAAAGATATATTACCAAAACATCAAGTATATTATGCCATCAATTATCAACAGAAATTGAAGGTAAACACCACGACATTAATTCTTATTATAAAGAATCTGAAAGAAATGGTCAAAATATGGTTGATATTTTATCTGAAGCTTGTGACCTTGATAAAAACGAGATTAAGAAAATGTTACTGCCACCAACCGATGTGTGGTTAACCGCCAATGAAATGATTCAATTTAAACTAGCTGATAAATTATATGAGGAACTAAAATGACATATCAAGCAGAATTAAAGAAAAGAATTGCTGAACTTGAAGCTAAGATTACAATCGCTGAGGTTGATAAATCCGAACTTGAAAGAGAACTCCAACGCCTAAAAATTGCAGAATTTGAAGAAGAATTGCAAGAAGAAGGCAAGCAATCCCTACTCAAAGGATAATATCCCTTTAAAATCAAGAGCTTAGAAGCCCTTGACAAAATGACATTTTTGTGTTAGCATGGACACATGATAAAAATGCCAAGTATTAATTCAGTAGTAGAGGTGACGACCCGTTACCGAACCAATACGTTTTTTGCCGATAAAGACGGCTATCAATATATTAAAACCAAAGGCAAGGTCATCGTAGCGCCCAAAGGCTCTTCGGCTGATTCTTTCGCCATTCAATCCAATCGCTTGGCCGTTATTAACCTCGGTAAGGTAATAGATATCAAATTCCTATCAGGTGATTCCGTTGACATCCAATCTTATATCGTAAAAGGTAAAGGTGGTCAATATCAAGTTATCCGTAACGGCCAAGAGTATTCCTGTACCTGTATAGGATTCAAATACCATTCAAAATGCAAGCACATCACCGAAATAAAAGAATCCCTTTAAAATCAATGACTTAGCGCTAAGCTCTTGATTTATAACGAAAAAATAGCTCTTGACTTTATGGCAAACCTGTGATATAATGGTTGTATAAATTGAGAAGGAAAGATTATGTTATTATTAAACAAAAAAGTTAAACAGCCATTACCAGTCACAAAATTTGAGATTTTGGACATTATTGGCACTATCAAAAATCTACCCCCCGATAATTATGAGTTTTTTATTGGTGCTTTGGTCAATGATTATCCAGAGCTTGCCGATAATTTGCAATTTGCAATTAATTCAACATTCCAGGAGAAAAAATAATGATTAGATTTATTTTTGGTTTTTTTCTTATTTTTGGTGTGGTCGGTGGTATTGAAAACACCGAAAATATGACACCCGAAAAATCCATTATATTTGCATTAGCTACAATTTTAGCTCTGATAAGCATGTATTATGGATCTAAAAAAATGAGTGAATAATAATTGATAATCTATACCAATCAATCTTTCAAGAGGAAGAAACGAAAACCTAATGCCAAGCAACGAGCCTCACAGGCATCTTGGCAAGCTCTCCTTGATAGATGGGACATCAAACCGGTTGACATGAAGAAGTCCAAGACCGTTGTGGTTAAAGACACTCCATATCGCAGGGAAACGCTCCAATACCCGTCCCTTAATTCGGACAAAGGCAATACCTTTAAACCTAAAGACAAGGTTTATACAGGTACGGCTGTGCTCGGGATAGGTACTCTCCACAAGTCCAATGCGGTTCCAGTATTCAGTAAGGAAGACGCTGAGGATCAAGCAAAGATGAGAAGATAAAATGCCCTTAATAATCAAGAGCTTAGCAAAGCCCTTTATAATCAAGAGCTTAGCGAAAAAGTGCTAAAATAGTGAAAATAATGCTTGACTTTTCGGCAAACCTGTGATATAATGGTTACATAGAATTGAAAAGGACACAAAATATTATGAAATTATTATCAACAGGCAATCCAAAAATCTTAAAAGGTATAAAAGAAGGTTATAACACTTATATTTTACACCTCGCACCAGCTGATTTATCAGGTTATAATACATGCCCAAAAGCTACTGTCGGATGTAAGGCTGCTTGCCTTAATACCGCTGGTCGTGGTGGCATGTTTAAAAAAGGTGAAAATACCAATATGATTCAAGAGGCTCGTATCCGAAAGACAAAAATGTTTTTTGAGAATCGTACCGAATTTATGAACCAATTGGTTAAAGACATTGAATTGGCTATCAAGCAATCTGCTAAAAAAGACTTGATTCCAGTATTCCGTTTAAACGGCACCTCTGATTTAAGTTTTGAAAAGTATGAGGTTGTCCGTAAAGGTGTTTTATATCGCAATATTTTTGCCGCCTTTCCAGAAACCCAATTTTATGACTACACCAAGGTGCTTGGTCGTAAGGTGACTGAAATTAAGAATTATCAATTAACCTTTTCGGCTGCTGATGGAAACGATAATGATGTTACCAAAGCAATTCAACAAGGTTATAACATCGCTACAGTTTTTGGTATTAAAAAGACATTACCAATGCCTGCCGAATATCTTGGCAGACCAGTTTTTAATGGCGATGATTCAGATTTACGCTTCTTGGATCCAAAAGGTGTTATCGTTGGTTTATATGCCAAAGGTAGAGCTAAAAAAGATACAAGTGGTTTTGTGAAATATCCAGTTTTTATGTTAAAAGCTGCTTAAGAAAAGGAGTATTATATTATGGGAACACGAAGTTTAACCTATGTGTATGGCGGTGACCGAGAAACCAAACCTTTGGTTTGTATGTATCGCCAATTTGATGGATATCCATCAGGTCATGGCCAAGAACTTATTGACTTTTTGAAGCCAATTAGATTGGTAAATGGTTTAGGTGCTAATGAGAAATCAAAAGTAGCGAATGGTATGGGTTGCCTTGCAGCTCAATTAATCGCTAACTTTAAAACCGAACCTGGCCAATTTTACTTATATGAACCAGATTTGGAACAAGATTCTGGCCAAGAGTATGAGTACCATATTTTTAACCATGGAATTGATGTGAAAGATTATTATGGCAAAACCATATTTTCGGGCGACTATGAAGAATTTGATAGTTTCTGTAAAGAAGAATAGCGGCAAACTTGGCAATCCGCTCTTGACAAATTTGCCAAACTGTGTTATAATGGACATTCAATAATAAAAAAGGAGTTTTATATTATGAGTAAAGCAACAAAAACAAAAACAATGAAATTGAAGCCGTTTCAAAAGCTTCTAACCCTTATGATTTCTGGTAAGCCAGTTACGATTGAAGAAATTGATACCTTGCTTGGCAAAGAAATTTACATGTACCGTCTTTCAACCTATATTTGGCACATTAAAACTGTAGCTAATGGTGTGGTTAGAGCTATTAAGACAGGTCGTAAAGTGACCGCCTATCAATTAGTGAATGTAGACCAAGTTAAGGACTATATGACACGAGTTGGTGTTACTGGCTCTGGTTTTACACCAGGCGCTATTGTTAAAAAACAATCAATCTCAAAGTTAGCTGATTTGAATTCAAAACCAGTTAGCCAAGTGGTTGCAGACCAACCTATAGCACAAGCTGCTTAACTATCATAGGGAACTTAGCCCAAACCAAGATATTGGTCATGGGCTAGTTTTAAACACCCGTAATGGTGCCCTACCCCTATTTTTATGAATATATTTTATTTACATAACGACCCTAAACAATGTGCTCAAGAACACCTTGATAAGCATGTTGTTAAAATGATTATTGAGTATGCTCAATTGATGTCAACCGCTCATCGTGTGCTTGACGGTCAAAGTTATATAGATAAAACGACTAACAACCGAAACATTAAACGATGGCGCCTTGATGATGCTAATCGTGAAACAAGATTGATGAAGGCCTCTCATATGAACCACCCAAGTGGTATATGGGTTCGTGCCAATCAAAAGAACTACATGTGGCTGTTTGAAATGTGGCTGTATCTCCTAGAAGAATACACTTTTCGCTATGGCAAACAGCACGCATGTAGCCGATTAAAGGATGTATTGAATTCAC